AGCATCTATTGCACAGATCAGTGATGCAGTCATAGCTATTGAACGTAACCAACAGGCCGACGATCCTAACGAGGCTAACAAGACTACAGTAAGAGTACTTAAGAATCGTTATGCCGGTATCACTGGTGTAGCATGTCAGTTGACATATGATAGGGAAACAGGTAGACTGACTGAGTCAGACGATGACTTTGAAGATTCACTGGACATTCCCTTTACAGACTAAAGAGGACTAATAAACATGAGAGTCAGTACAGATATTGAGACAGACAAGATACGTAATGGATTAGTTACTAAGATACACTGCATAGCCTGTACTGACTTAGACAGTGATGCAGAATATAAATTTGTATTACCTATGGACTTGGATAAGTTTATAGAGTTTAGTAAGTCTGTTACCCTATGGGTTGGTCATAACTTAATAGGCTTTGACTTAGTATGGATCAAGAAGTTTACAGGAGTATCAGTACCGCTGAAGCTGGTTGAAGACACAATGATCCTATCTAAGATGCATCACCCCTACAGGGAAGGAGGCCATTCACTGGCTGCATGGGGGGAAAGATTAAAGTTTCCTAAGATAGACTTTGATGACTATGATAACTACTCAGAAGAGATGTTAGAATATTGTTGTCAGGATACTAGGGTAACTAAGAAGCTCTACTTATCTTTGAAACCTTCAATGGCTAACTGGTCAGACAGGTCTATACAGCTAGAGTATCAAGTCAGATCAATCGTTACCCAACAGGAGTTCAACGGCTATCCAATCAAACGTAAGGAAGCCTATATATTACAGGCAACCTTTGAAGATAGGATGGCAACTGTTGAAGCTGAGGTGCGTAAAGTATTTAGACCACTACCTATCAATGAAGGCTTAAAAGTAGTTAAGTATAAAGAAGATGGTAGTATGTATCTTAATAGTTATAAAAGACTTGGTAGTCATGGTAAGTATGTATCAGGTGACTACACATTTATTGACTGGCCTGAGTTTAACTTAGGCAGTAGACCACAGATATCCAGACACCTGATGCACTATGGTTGGAAGCCTAAAGAGTTTACACCTACTGGACAACCTATTGTTGATGAAGCTCACCTAGAAGGGGTAGACATTCCAGAGGCTCAGCTGATCTGTGAGTACCTAATGTTACAGAAGAGATTAGCTGAGGTATATAAATGGATTAAGTTCTCAGAGTTTGACGGTAAGGTACATGGTCAAGTAGATACATGTCGGGCTGTCAGTAACCGTATGGGACATATGGAACCAAACCTAGCTCAAGTCCCATCCATTGGGTCTACATGGGGTAAGGAATGCAGAGAACTATTTACTGTCACTGACCCTGATAGGTATGTTCAATTAGGTACTGATGCTTCAGGCTTAGAGATGAGGTGTCTGGCCCACTACATAAATGACCCTGAGTTTACTGATGAGTTAATGAATGGGGACATACACACTAAGAACATGAACGATGCTGGACTAGACAACAGGGATCAAGCTAAGACCTTTATCTATGCCATGATCTATGGTGCCGGTGGAGGTAAGATAGGAGAGATCGTTGGTGGGTCTGCCAAGGTAGGTAAGAAACTTATTGAGACCTACATGAACAACAACCCTAAACTAAAGAACCTTAAGAAGGCTGTCGAGACTAGAGCTACCAAGACAGGCTTCATACCAGCCCTCGACGGTAGGATACTAAGGGTTAGGACACCACATGCAAGTCTTAATCTTTTATTACAAGGATGTGGAGCTATAATTTGTAAACAATGGTTAGTAGAGATAACAAAACTATATAGGAAAAGGAGACTAGACGCTACCCTGTTAGCATCAGTACATGATGAGTACCAGTGGGAAGTATTAAAAGAGGACGCTGATGAGTTTGGTGACCTGTGCAGTGAAGCTATTAAGCTTGCTCAAGTATCACTGAACGTTAGGTGTCCTTTAGATGCAGACTATAAGATCGGCCTTAACTGGGCTGAGTGTCATTAATATAATAATAATTTAAATAGACTATTGACAATCACTGAGGATATGGTATCTTCAGTACATAGGCCGTTAATGAGTACGGCATAAACAAACTAAATATATCTAGGAGATATAACTACTATGATGATCAACGGAAAAGCATTTTGGGCATCCCTTCAAACACCTAACACAACATTCGATCCTTGCTATCAAATAGATGTTGCACTAGATTCAGCCAACAAAAAACTTGTTGAAGCAGCTGGATTAACTATCAAGAACAAAGGAGATGACCGTGGTGATTTTGTATCAATCAAACGTAAGGTAGCCCGTAAGGATGGTAAAGAGAATCAGGCTCCACAGGTTATTGATACCAAGCTACGCCCCTTCAATGACCTAATCGGTAACGGTTCATTAGTAAACGTTAAAGTAAATACATTTGACTGGGAGTTTAAAGGTAAGTCAGGTGTCGGTGCAGACTTAGTTAAGGTACAGGTTGTTGAACATGTATCCTATGCCGGAGCTACAGATGATGAAGACTTTCAAGTCATTGGCGGTGATGAGGATGGCTTCGATGATATCCCCTTAGCGAATGCTGGATAAGACGTTAAGGGTAACTAGGGTAGGGGTTTGGGTGATGAAAGTTATCCAAGCCCCTATTAGTTTATAACCTATTGAAAGGTATAGATATTATGTGGTATGAATGGGTGTTCCTATTATACATATTGGTTACATTGGTAATTGCATTAATGGTAATCTTCATATCTAAGAAGCCTATTAAGGCTGGTGTATTCCTATGGCCCTACTGGGTGCCAATGTGTTTCATCAGCGCATTAAAGGAGACTTACTTAGATGGCAAGTAAGATTAAAAAGAAATCGTTAGACACAGTAGTTGAGGACATCTTCAATGTCTTTATGAATAACATAGCCCCCTCTAAAGAACACTTGGATGATCTAGCCAAGGACATTAGAGATTCAGTAGAGCGACAGATTACTGAAGTTCGTCAAGAGAAAGGTTACTTAAGACTGTCACAGATAGGTAAGCCGGACCGTAAGACATGGTACGACATTAAAGGTGTCCCTAAAGATGTACCACAAGGCCCAGTAAGAATGAAGTTTCTAATGGGGGACATCTATGAAGCTCTGTTAATTTTATTAATTAAGACTGCAGGGCATGAGGTAACTGATGAACAAAAAGAAGTTGAGATAGAAGGCATCAAAGGTCATAAAGATTTAAAGATTGACGGTATCAATGTTGATATCAAGTCAGCATCAGCCTATGGATTTAAGAAGTTTAAAAACAATACATTAGACCAAGACGATCCATTCGGTTACATAGCTCAGCTAAGCTCTTATGCTCAGTCAGAGGGTGCAACTGAAGCTGCCTTCCTAGCTATCGACAAGTCATCATGTGAGTTAGCATTGACTCCATTAGATCATATGGACATGATCAATTCACATGATAGAGTTAAACATCTAAAGGGTATAGTTAAGTCAGACACAGTACCGGAGAAATGTTATGAAGATGAACCTTCAGGGGTGGCAGGCAATCGTGTACTTAGTAAGTCTTGTGGTTGGTGTGAGTTCCATATGTATTGTTGGTCGGATGCTAATAATGGCGTTGGCCTCAGAAGCTTCCAGTATGCCGACAATGTAAGGAAATATACTAAGGTAGTTAAACTTCCTAAGGTTGAAGAGATTACGGCACAATGATACTTGAAATTATTAGGAAAATAATAATGAATAACAACATGACAAAGGTAGGTTTAATAATTATAACTGCTTGGATAGTTATAATGATAATGCCTATCTTCTTTTAAGATATGTCTACAAGTAAAAGACCATTACCTACGGCAACATGTCAACATTGTAAGTTTGTCTTGAAGACAGGCAAACCAGTAACCTACTATTGCCGTAGGTTTCCTCCCACACTTATCAGTCACTCACAGGGTGCTTCATTCCCTAATGTTTATCAGGATGATTGGTGTGGTGAGTTTTATAGAACTATGCAGGGACAGCATGGACATCAACATAAGGACAAATAAATATGATTAAAGTAGATATAACACAGGACATGAGAGACAAAGCTAATAAGATGTCAGATGAGATGGGGACTCTAAAGGGTTCCTTTATGAATGGTAAAGGTAATGTATATGGCTTTCTAGGAGAGCTAATGTTTATGGACCTGTTAAAGGATGCAGAGCATGTAAACACATACAACTATGATATCAAACTTAAAGACGGTAAGACGTTGGATGTTAAAACTAAGAAGACAACTGTGGAGCCTAAGCCTAACTATGAGTGTTCAGTAAGTACATGGAACCTTAAACAATCATGTGACGTTTATGGATTTGCAAGAGTCCATAAAGACATGACACATGGTTGGGTCTTAGGTACTATGGATAAGGATACATTTATTAATGACGGGACGCATTACAACAAGGGAGACTATGACCCGTCCAATAGATATACGGTCAAGTCTGAATGCTACTCAGTAGCGATAGAGGATTTAACGAGTATCTAATATGAAGTATAAATTTGGTCACTGGGAATCAGACATTGAGTTAAACTCTGAAGAGTCATTCGGGTTTATCTATAGGGTAATTAATACCACTGATGGTAGGCAGTACATAGGTAAGAAACAGTACTGGTTCTATAAGAAGTCTAAGAAGCTGAAGCCCAGTGGCTGGCAAACCTATACAGGGTCTAGCAAAGACCTGAACAGTGACATCAAAAAGATTGGCAAGGACAAGTTTAAGTTCTGCATAGTAGCTGAATGTGTCACTAGGGGTTGGCTCTCCTATCTTGAGAGTAACTATCTTCATAAAGAAAATGCATTGACTGAATGGATAAATGATGACACTAGATTATACTATAATAAACAAATCGGGGCTACAAGATATGTCCCTAAGAGGGTGGACAATAACACCCCAGTACCGAGGAAAAAGAAATGAGCATCACAAACATATCAGTTATCTTAGATAATACCTTCCATATAAGAAACGCTAAAGATAATTCACAGTTATTATTCTTAGCAGTAATACTACAAGCCTTGCTTGATGCTACTAAGCCTCCCCTATTCAGTGATAATGAAGAGATTATACTAGATAGGGACAGGGCTAGGGCATGGTTCTCAGCATCAGTAGGAGTAACCTGTGAAGACTTTAACACCGTCTGTGAGTGTGCAGGGGTTGACCCATCATACACTAAGACTTTTGCCTATAAAGTTTTGGAGTCAGGTGAAGTCCCGTTCATCCGCAAAAGGATAAATACAATACTATCAATGTAATTACAAAGGATTAATAATGTCTCAGAAGACCCATGAAGAACTAGTTGAAGAATTCCATACGGCTATGTCTATTGATGTAGCCGTTAAGCCTAGACAGTCCCTCTTACAGCTACGGGAGAAGCTACTAAAAGAAGAGTGTACTGAAGTATGTCAAGAGCTTAACAAAATAGAAATGAAGATATTACATGGCAGTCCCCCCAGTAAAGAAGATTGGGCAGACCTTCTAAAAGAACTATGTGACTTACAGTATGTCCTATCAGGTACTTTCATATCCTTTAAGAAGCTATGGGATACAGACTTCGATGAGGCTTTTAAATTAGTTCATGAAAGCAACATGTCTAAGCTTGACGATGAAGGTAATCCAGTGTACCGTGAAGATGGTAAGGTTACTAAAGGCCCAAACTATTTACCCCCAGACTTATTGGAGTTAATTGGATGAGTATATGGATAGATGGTGACATACCTCCTAAAACTGCACGTACTGTGTTAGCCTATGTAGGTGCTGGAAATTTAGCCACAGCTTACTACGAATATAATAAATGGGTATGGGCAGGAGGACATGTCATGGCTTCAGACCCCCTCTATTGGAGAGATGTACTTGACCTGTTACAATCAGTTCCTCCCATTAAAACTAAAAAACTATAATCAAAATAACCTAT